GTCCATCAGGTCGTGCGCGTAGTCGGTTGCGATGAACAGGCTCAGGCGATCCTCGATGTCGCGGGTCATGTCGATCCCGGACGGGTCGTGGTCACCGAGGTGCAGGATCGTAATGTTCTTGCCTGCCTGCACCTGCTTGCCGATTCGTTGCGCGGCGCTCCACATTTCGCTCTGGCTGGTGTAGCCCCGGCAGGAGAAGTACGGCACGTCGAGTTCGGTTGAGACACCTTCGATCACGCCGACGAGCGCGTCCTTCTCGATCCACACCTCGACGTAGCTGTTCTGCTGCTCCCACAGGTCCACCTTGAACGAGCGGGCCGTGGCGTCGATGATGTCGGCCGGGTCGTCCCAGTGCGTGGTCGAGCGGACGTTGCGGGTGCGGTCCACGATGCTGTCCCAGTCGATGTACCCGGCGAGCCGGGCGTCGTTGATGATCGACCCGAGCCGCTTGTAGCTGCGCTCGTTGTTGGGGATCAGCCCCCGTGCGACGTGTTGGTAGTAGAGCTGCCGGAGTGTCAGGTCGTAGCCCGCTCGCGCGTACTCGTCCAGGATTTGGTTGGCTTGGACGATGGCGGCGAGGGTGTCTGGACTGAAGCGTTTGCTCTCGTAGGCGATCTTCATGGGGTGCTCCTCGGTCGGGTAGCGCGGCGGTGCGCCGCACCCACAGGGTAGCGCACGACGTGCGTCTAACGGACAAACTCCCAGGCGCGTTTGGTGTCCTTGAACGGACCTTGACCCTTGACGTGTGGGCGTACCCAGACCTGGCGTGGGCCTTGCTTGGTGTGCCTGGTTGCCCAGTAGCCGTGGACGAGGAAGCTGACGTTGTAGTGCCGGTCCGTTTCCTCACCGTCGCCGACCGAGCGTTCGCGGCGGAGCTTGACGACGTTGACGTTCTGCTGGTCGAGCTTGAGTCGGCGCTTCGCGTCGCGGCGGATACCGCGCGGCGCTTTGTGCGCGACTGGCACAAGCTGTTGGCTGAGCCGCCACAGCACCTGAATGGTCGCTTCCTGCTCCAGGGCACGTCGTCGGACTTCATCCGGACCGTCGTCGTAAGCCTCCTGGGTGACATCCAGGTTGTCGTCGTCGCTCGGGAGCGTGCCCCACGTCCACTGGTAGTAGTGGCCGAGCGCGAGCGGGCTATACCGCTGGAACCAGGTGCGCGTCTCGTCTGCCATCTCGGTCGGGTCGTCGTCTATGTGCCCGAAAATGCTGATCCAGAAGCACCCGGATGTGTTGTCGTCGCCGATGATCGAGGTCCACGCAATCGCCCGGTAGGCTTGCGCGCTGTCGGGCTCGTTGTGGAGGTAGAGCGGCCTGGAGAGCAGGCAGAAGCCGGTCGGCACGAAAGCGTCACTGCCGAATACCGGCTCCGGCGTCCATGTCTCGCGAGCGTGGCTGATCAGATCCACCACGTCGGGCGCGATCCAGCACGGTTCGGCCTCGCTGAACGTCAGCAGTTGCATGTTGACCAGGAAGCCGGGGGGCATCGCCGTGCCGGGTTTGTGCCGCGCGTTCATGTCCTGTTCCTGCTGGTCCAGGAGTCGGCGTCCGTCGTAGGAGCGGGCGAACTCCAGCAGGCGCATCTGTTCGACCATCGCGTCTTCCCACCGGCCGTACAGGTGGACGGGTTCCTTCGCGTACGCCTTCGGGAAGGCGATGGCTGCCACCTCGTCCAGCGTCTGTCTGGTGGTGACGTTCCCGGCAGCGTCAAGGTACTCAATCGCGTCACCACCAGCAGCCCAGCGGATCGACTTGCCGTCGTCGCGCGGCTCCGCCTGCGTCATCACGTCGTCCAGCACCTGGGCAGCGTAGGTGCGCGCGAGCGCACGCCCGTCAGGGTTGTCGATCCGGTCGTACAGATCGACAAGGCGTTCTGACAGGCGCTCTCGCAGGCCGGGGAAGTCCGGGGGGAACAGCCGAGCGTCGAACTCAGCGTCCATCAGAGCCCCGGTCCCTCCGCCAGCGCGTCTTCTGCTGCTCCGTTCGCGGCGTCGCGGCGTTCCTGGCGCTGCTCCTCAACCCAGTCGGCGAAGTCATCGGGATCGGTGGGCTGACCGTTCGGGTACGTGGTCAACGGGTAGTCGTTCAGGAACTCGGACTCCTCGGCGTCGGGGTCGTCCATGCTCTCGATGTCGTCGGCGGCGGAGTCGATGGTGTCGGCGGCGGACTCGCACTCCTCGGCCTTCTCGCGGATCTCCTCGGACTGGGAAGTCTCGTGCCCGAATCCCTCCTCGATGTTGTCGGCGGACTCGGCGTAGCCCTCGCCAACCTCGCGCACGCTCTCTCCGTAGGCGCGGACGATCTCTGCCAGTTCGCTCAGGGTCAGGGTGCTGTCGGTCCCCAGCGCGTCTTCAGCCGCTTCCTGCGCGGAGTACAGCGCCTGGAGATGTGGGCTGGTGGTCTGGTCGGATGCGCGGACCTGGCAGTTGGCGCAGAAGTCCTTGCGCTGGCTGGACCGGCCAATCCGGTTCGCTAGCCACTTGTAAGAATCGCCCGGCTTGATCTCGGTGCCGCACTTGACGCAGCGGCGGTTGCGTCCGTCCTTGCGCCCCTTGGCGCTCTTGACGTAGGTAACTCGTGCCATCGGGATTGCTTCCTTCCTCGGTCGGGGGTTTGTCCAAGCCTAGCACAGGTTGTGCGCTAGGGGTCCTGTGACACACAGGACCCCGGTGGCGCTACCACTGCTTGAGCAGTTGTCCGTTCTGGCCGCGCCACACGCCGTTGGACACGGTGATGGTCGTGCCGTACTTCGCGTACGAGCCGCCCTGGGTGACCGTGTACGTGCCGTAGCAGGTGTAGTAGCCGCCGCCACCGGCAGCGCAGCCGCGCACCGTGGCTTGGGTCACTCGGAAGCCACGCAGCCGAGCGTTCTGCCGAAGCTCGTTGCCCCAGCGCACTTGCAGGCTCCTGGCGACCGAGCCGGTGCTCGCTGACGCGACTGCGGGTACGGCGATTGCGGGTACGGCGATGGTGAGCGCTGCCGTGGCAGCGACGATGAACTTCCTCATGGGTAGTCCCTTTCTGGTTGGTTGTTCGACGGCCGGGTGGCCGAAGTCTTAGGCGCTGAGCGCCGCGCGCACGGCCTCGACCGCCGCGACGTTCGCGGGGCGGTTGCGGACCGACGGTTTGAACCACGCGCCGGGGTCCTCGCCGTTCGCGACGGCGGACCCGATCACGCCTGCGATGGCGTTGGCGCGGTCTTTCGCTTGGCGTTCGTCGGCGTCCTCGGTGCGGGCGACTGCGAGCGCGGCGGGGTACGCGACCCTGAAAATCTCGATCTGGGTCAGCTTGGTCTGCTTTGTCAGCATGCCGGACTTGACCCAGCCGTAGGCGATGTGGTTGACATCGCTGGAGCCGAGTCCATGCCCCGGCGATTCGGCGGCGAAGTCCTTGGCAATCTTGATGCAGATTTCGCGCCAGTCGCCGTAGACGCCAGCGCGAAGGTCATCTTGAGTCTGCTTCCAATCATCCATCGTGTTCTCCTCGGTCGGGACTTGCTCTACGAGCTTAGCACACGTCGTGCGTCTTGTCCACGAGTTCGACCGCTGTCAGCGGATCGACCCAGCGGCAGACGACCCGCAGGCCGTCCGGCTTCACGTCGAGGCGCTGGAGCATCACGGGGCCGTCCCAGTAGCCGTCGCGCACAGCGACGGTTTCGTAGAGCGCTCTGCCTCCCACGATGCGGATGTACTGGTCGCCGTCGTAGCCAATCAGCGCGAACGCGGTGATGTGGTTAGTCATCGCGCTCATCTTCGGTGTCCATCGCGAGGTCAAGCCGCCGGTCGCGCTCAGCCAACTCGTCGTCGGTGAGTTTGCGCGGGCGCGGCAGGCTCCAGGTTTTTGCGCCGGAGCCGTAGTTCCCCGGCTTCAGGCCGTGCTTCTGGAACTCTCTGTCGTCCATCGTGTGCTCCTCGGTCGGTGTGCATGCGACTTGTGCCGCACCTACACAGTAGCACACAACGTGCGTCTACTCGTAGTCCCTGCCGTCGTACTCGAACCCCATGCCGTCGCCCTGCTGGTCGCCGTCGAGTGTGTAGGACCCGTCGCCCAGGCCGGGGCTGTACTCGGCCCCGTTGGTGCCGCTCAGCGTTGAGCGCTCGAATCCCAGCTCGGTCATCTCGTCAATCGAGGTGATCTCCTCGTGGCCCACCTGCTGGCGAATCCAGAAGCACTCGTTCGCGACGAGGCTGTACGTCAGCGCTTGCATGTAGTCGTCGGGCCCGTCGGCGCGGTAGAGCACCTTGACCTTGCCGACCTCGTCCTGTTCGACGGAGCGGACGTTGGAGCACATCTGGGAGACGAACGCTTCGGGGAGATCCTGGGGGAGGTATTCGCGTTGGGAGCGGATGCGTTCCTGGGCGGCGTCTATCGCCTCGGTGCGCCGGACGCTCGCGCGGCGCTGGAGGTCGTCCACGGTCAGCACGTCCTTCTGCTGCTCGGTGGCGTAGTTGACGATGAACACGCGACCGGCGAAGCGGTTCGCGAACGCTGCTGCGAGACGCCCTTCGGGGAGGTGGTCGATGGCTGCCATCACGACGCGGTAGCGGTCCATCAGCTTCGCGAGGTCCTCGAAGCTGTCCACCAGCCCGACGTGCAGCGCCCGGCCCTGGGTGTCGCTCGTCTGTTCGGAGATCCAGACGTTCAGCGCGCGGGTGCTCGCGACATCAACGCCCATCATCACAGGGTTCGAGCCGACGTACGCGGACTGTTGGGTGTAGTCACGTTGGGCGGCGGCGATCATCGCGGCGGTCAGACGGGCTCCTTCGGCCTCCCAGGGTTCGCCGAGGTCGCGGTTGTAGAACACCTGGCGGCGGTAGGCGACCTGTTCACGGGACGCACGGATCAGGCCGGGGACGATGCTCTCGGATGGGAGCATCAGCTTGGTGACGTGGTAGCCGCGCATGTCGCGGTCGGGGTAGGTCGCGACCCACTCTCCGGCGGCGACGTTCAGTGGACCGCGACGGCACTGAGAACACACCCTGCCGCCGCGATCCAAGTCGATGTTCGCAGCCCACGTCAACGACTGCCGGAAGCCGCAGAACTCGCAGCGGACGGTCCACTCGCGCTGGTCGGTCTTGCCCCACTCCTTGTGGATGCCGTGCTCGCTGATGGTCGGGAATCCGACGCGGCGGATCAGCCCGAGGGAGTCTTGTCCGCCGACGCGACGCTCGGCGATGGGGATGTGCGCCTGGACAAGCAGGTCGTGCTCATCGAGGCACAGGGCGTCGGCGTCGATGGACTCCAGCCCGGCCTCGGCCTCGGACCCTCGGAAGTAGCAGATCCCGAGCCCCACGGACTTCAGGGTCTTGTTCATCACGGACGCCGGTGGCACGCGGGTCTTGAGGTACTCGCCGAGGATCAGCGGTTTGATGCGGCCGTCGGAGAAGTCGAGGAGCTGCCGTTCGCGGGGGAAGATGTACAGCACGCGGGCGGCGTGCATGTCGGCCCAGCACAGCGCCCAGCGGACGAGCCACGCGCTCATCCCGAGCTGGGTGGCTTTCATCACGACTACCTCTTTGTCATCGAACCCCTGCTCGTAGAGTTCGCGTTGGAACGGCCAACGGGCGAAGTCGAGCGGGCCCTTGGACTCGGGGACCTTGATCGCCCAGTCGAGGAAGCTCGCGCGGCTGTGGGCGAAGGCGTCGAGGTCGGATTGCAGCGCGTCGCAGAAGGCGTCGGTGACGCTCATCTTGAAGCTGTCGCGCACGTCGAGCTTCAGCGCCACCGCTCGATCTCCTTGAGATGCCGGTCGCAGTAGTTCTCGCGCGGGAGCGCCCGGTCAGGGCAGTCGCGCCACTCGCAGTGTTTCTCGGGTGGGCGTTTGCCGGAGCGCATCAGCTTGGCGTTGTCCTTGGTGATCCGGACGGCCATTGCTGCGAACTGGTCACGGTGCGCCGCGCAGAAGCGGGACCCGTCAGCCCGCTCCGTTGGACACCTGGGGCTGCTGCACCGCATCTGCGCGAAGTGTGTCGAGGATCGCGCGCTTCATGTCCGGGGTTGCTCCCTGCTCGGTCAGGACCGTCACGAGCCGGACAGCGAGCGTCTGCACGTCCAGTTCGAGGCGCAGGGTGCCGAGGTCGTGCGGGAGGATGCCGGTCGCTTGCATCAGTTCGGCGGTGCGGGTCAGCGCGTTCATCTGCGCGTTGATCGCGGCGATCTCGGTCGCCTCGGTGGCGGTGTTGTCGGCAACCTCGGCGAGCTGCTCCACCCACGCCTCCAGCCGGTCGAGCATCCCGTGGACGATGGCTATGGGGTCACGGCCCTGGTAGGTCGCCTGGTTCTGCTCGCGCCACGTCTGGTAGATGTCCTTGCAGTGGCGCTCGGTGAGGTTGTACTTGGCGGTCAGGTAGGTCCAGCCCTGGCCGCGCAGCTTGTCGCGGATCAGCTCGGCGTTGCGCGCTTCGCGCTCGGCGTTCGTCAGCCCCGGTATGCGTCCGCGCTTGCGCGCTTCGGCATCGGTCATGCCCTCAATCGTGTGCTCGCCGTCGGGCTCGTCCGCCATCAGCGGATCGTATCGTCGCCTACCGGCGGGACTGGAGCCAGGCTTCGCGGTCGCGGACGCGCTGGCGCTGCTTGTCCTCGTCCTCTTTGCCGAGTTCGACTCCGAGCCCGCAGCGGCGGCACAGGCCGCGTGGGGCGTCGTGCCCGAAGCTCTCGCAGGTCATCGCGCACGCGACCGGCAGCGGCTGCTGGCCCTCGGTGCGCTGGAAGAAGTAGAACGACATCGCCCGGTACGTCTCCAGCGCTTCCTCGTCGTAGCCGTGGAAGTCGGGGACCTGGGCCTTGAGACGCTCGAACTCGTCGTCGTCAGCCTCAGGCGTGGACGCGGGCTCGTCGGCCATCAGAACGGCTCGACGGGCTCGACCTTCAGCTTCTTGGTGATTTCCTCGCGGGTACGCAGCGCGTCTGCCCAGTTGCGGATCGGGACGGCACGCCACACACCCTCGCGGCCCTTCGCGACCTCGGTGACCGCGTTGTTGCGGATCGGGGTGATCGAGGTGCCTGCTTCGACCCACGCGATCACGGTGTCGCCCTTGCCGTCCTTCAGTTCGCGCTGTTCGAGCACGACGTATTCGGTGGGGTTGGCGCGTCCGTCGGTCTTGCCATTAGCCTTGGCTGCCGCCTTGGTCGGGGCGGGCATCAGCTTGCGACCGGCTGGCGCTTGCGGCGCGGTTTCGGCTTTGGCTTGACCGGCTCGGGCTCCGGTTCGGGGTCACGGTTACGTCGGTTTGCTTCTACCCAGTCGCGCATTTTCTCGATGTCCCTCTTATGCCAGATGGGGGTTGCGGATAGTCTCGCTGCGGTCGGCGGCATCACGCCGCGTTTGATCCAACGACCGATGCGCGGTCGCTCGACTCCGAGCAGTTCCGCGACCTCGGCGGTGCCCACGACATCGAGCTGTCGGACCTGCTTGGGCTGCTTCGGCCTCGGGGGAATGTGCCCGTTCGCTCTGCTCTCGGTTTCAGTGCTACTCATGCCCGTCAGCATAGCGCAGGACGTGCGCTTTCGTATCGTGCTCATGCTGTGCGCTCTGTTCATCGTCCCATCCTTCTGCGGATCGCATCGAGCGTCGGGCAGATGTAGCCGCCGTGGCCGTGTAAGCCTGCGGTGCAGCCTGCGCCGAGCGCCATGATTTCGTTGAGTGTCGAGCGCGGAGTGATCGGGCACCGGCAGCTTCGGTTGCGGGCTAGCTCGTCACGGATGACGCCTGCCAGCTTGGTGCCCTGCTCGTGCTCGCGGGCTTTGGCTGCGCCCTTGTGCAGCTTGTCGAGGTCGCGTTGCTTTTTGCGTGCCGCGCGCTCCTCGTCGCGGGGTGTGCTCATGGTGGCCATCACTCTCCTGTCGGTCGGTCGGTGCCCACATGATAGCGCACGATGGGTGCTACACTGTCGGCAGAGGCAGAAGCCTCGACCCCCCACCGACCGAGGAGGTTTCAAATGGCTACCAAGGCCAAGGCCAAGTTCTCCGACGAGGAGAAGGCCGCGTATCTACAGGCGCAGCGCGAGAAGGCGCAGGAGCAGTTCGAGAGCGCCGTCGCATCGCTGCAATCCGAGGAGGGTTTCGCTGCGTGGCTTGACGCCCGCGCGAGGTTTCACACCTACTCGTTCGCGAACACGTTCCTGATCATGGCGCAGTTGCCCGAGGCGACTCGGGTCGCGGCGGCGTCGGTCTGGCGTGAGCTTGGGCGGTACCCGGCGAAGGGTTCGCGCGCGCTGCGCGTGTTCGCGCCGATCACGTGGTGGGTGCCATGCGACGAGGGTGCGCAGGGCGCGCGGTACAACGAGCGCCGCAAACGGTGGGAGCGCAAGATTGCGAAGTTCAAGCTGGTGCCGGTGTTCGACGTGTCCCAGACGGCTGGCGCGGATCTTCCGGAGCCGCCGGAGACGGTGGCGTTGGAGGGTGACTCGCACGCTCACCTGGAGGCTCCGCTGCTCGCGCTCGCGACCGAGCTTGGCTTCGGCGTGTCGGACGCGCTGCTTGAGGATGGTGTCGGCGGTTACTGCGACGCGCAGGCCAAGCGGATCGTGGTTGCTACCGGGCATTCCCCGAACGCTCGGGTGCGGGTGCTGGTGCACGAGATCGCGCACGCGCTCGGTGTGAGCCACAAGGACTACGGCCGGGAGGCTGCCGAGACGATTGTTGAGGCGGCGACGTTCGTGGTGCTCGCGGGGCAGGGGTTCGACGTGCAGGCCGCGTCGGTGCCGTATGTCGCCGGGTGGTCCGGGCAGGATGGGATCGAGAAGCTGAAGCGGTTCGCGGAGGTCATTGACGAGGTGGCGCGCAAGATCGAGAAGGCGCTGTGAGCACCGTGGGCAAGCGACCAAAGCCACGGATCGTCGGGGAGCACTTCCGCTCGGATGGCTCCCCGAAGCGCCGGTTCCCGACGCAGGCGGCGGCGGAGCGTCACGCGCAGCGCTATCACCTGAACCACGACCTGTACGAGTGTTCGTTCTGCGGCGGGTTTCACTTCGCCACCAAGCGCGTCTGGGAGAAGCCATGAACGACTACTTCAGGGATGTCGCCGGGCAAGTGCTGGCCCCGCTTGACGGCTGGGCGCACCAATGCCACACCGCGTCGTTGAAGCTCGCACAGAGCGGTCACTTCGGTGTCTGCCGGGTGGCGCGCGGGTCGTGCGAGGGTGTTGGCGGTCAGCACTCCTGGCTGGTGCTCAGCAACGACTGCTACCACCCGACGGCGACGATCATCGACCCGACGCTATGGAGCTACGACCAGACCGTGCAGGGTGTGTGGGTCGGCACCGCCAACGTCCGGCACCGGCCGCACGGCGCGGGCTCGATCTGGGCCTGGGGTCGTCCGAACGAGGCGACCGGTCCGGTGGTCGAGCTGACGCCCCGCAAGCCGTTCTCGCGGTCGGCGCGCGGATTCCTGGAGATGCTCGGGCCGTTGGACGAGGCGGGGTGGATCGCGCTCGCGCACGCGCCCGTCGAGGGTTGGCCTGCCGGGGAGATCATCGACGCAATCTGCGAATCGGGGATGGAGGTGTACGTGCCCATCGACATCGTGGGCATGGTTACGGACCGGAACCCGCAGGGACTCTACCTCGGCTAGCTCACATCGTGTGGTACAATGTAGGTGCGGCCGAGAGTGTGGCCGCATCTACCGACCGAGGAGATTCACGATGTACGAGCGTCACTATGGCCGCAGGTATGCAGAGCAGGAAGGTCTGTCCACCGTCGAGATCGCGAAGCTGATTCGCAACGACATCAAGACGGCGGTGAAGGCGGGGTTGCTGCCCGCCCGCTGGAAGTACAGCGTCCGGTCCGCGAGCTTCTCAGGCGGGTCCTCGATTGACGTAAGGGTCCGTGGCTGTGACGACGCCTGGGTGGAGTGCAACGGGTTCGCGCCGGGCTCGAAGGAAACGCTGCCGGGCGGCGGGATCATTGGCCGGTCATGCGGGAACGTGTGGTGCGCCGCGCACAACGACCCGCAGTACGCGCACGCCGCGACCGCGCACAAGGTGTTGAGCGAGGAGGCGTCGGCGACGAAGACGGCGCTGAAAGCGATTCACGACTCCTACAACCACGACGGGTCCGAGTCGATGGTTGACTACTTCGATGTCAACTACTACGGCTCCGTTGACTTCGACGGACTCTGGTGATGGCCACGGCGCTGATCATCGTGGACGTTCAGCAGGACTTCATCAGCGGCTCGCTGGGTGCGCCGGGGAGGGCTCGCGTGATCGAGCCCCTCACCCGGCTGGCGGGCACCGCCGACTTCGTGGTGTCCTCGTTGGACTGGCACCCGGCGGACCATTCGTCGTTCGCTGAGCATCCGACGTTCACGGACGGGTCGTGGCCCGCTCACTGCGTCCAAGGCACGCACGGCGCGGATATCGACCCGTCGCTCGCGCGGCTGTCGGACGCTTTCGTGTTCAAGGGCACCGACCGGGACGTTGAGGCGTACAGCGCGTTCGACGGGTCCACCACCAGCGGCCGGTCGCTGAACGCGCTGCTCGCGGATCGCGGCATCGACCGGGTGGTGATCGGCGGGCTCTGCACGGACTACTGCGTGCTGGCGACGGCGCTCGATGCAGTCGCGCTCGGCTACGACGTGACCGTTGCGGTGGACGCCTGCGCGGGCGTCAGCGATGACGCGACGGCGGAGGCGCTCGCGCGGATGGCGCGGGCAGGCGTCACGCTCAAGTAGCACACGACCTGTGCTACTCTGTGTTGTGCGGGAACGATCCCGCATCGACCGAGGAGAAAGGCATGAACGCTTCCAATAGGCCACGTCCGAGCGTTGAGACGCGGATCGACCAGCACTTGGACCAGTGGTTTGTCGCCACGTCCACTGACGGCGTTGGCTGGACGCCCGTGAACGTTCCGTTCCCCTCGAAAGAGGCGGCGCAGCGGGTCGCGGTCGCGATCCGCGTTGGCGTGCTCGCGAGGTTCGAGTGATGGCGACCGGCGACTTCAAACCGATGCGGTATGTCGCGCACGTCGAGGTGGACGAGGCGGCGTGGGCGCAGGAGTACGGGATGGACCCGAAGGATCGAATCGCGATCCGTGACGACATCGTGATCTACCTCACGAACCTGATCCAGAACAGCTCGGCCGGGCAGGCTGGGTTGCTGCGCTTGGCATGAACTCGCAGGCGCAGAAGCAGAAGCTGAAGGCGTTCGAGCGGCTGGCTGAGAAGTCGGCCGCTCGCGTCGATGCGCTGCTGCACGCGGTCACTGTCGCGCAACTCTCAACCGAGCTTGACGTTGGTGCGTTGCGGAACGTGTTGATCGCGGAGCACGAGTCGGCGCTTTATCACGCCGCCCGCGCGGAGGGTAAACCCCACCCGGCTGCGTTGGACGCTTCGCGGCAGGGGCGTAAGCAGGTAGACGCTCTCGCCGGTTGGGGTGGGTAAAGCGAGGGGGCCGACCGAGCAGGCCGACCCCCTCTTATTGCGTATGCGCTCAGTGCGCGTGCAATAACTCGCTTCCGAGGGTGACCGGCCTCAGCGATTGGTGGGACCGTGAGGCCGGTCGTTCTCCTCGGGTAAAACGGTACTGCTGGGTGCTACTCCTCCGGGTCGGTCGGCTCCGGGTCAGCGGGCTCTGGCTCAGGGGCTGGCGTCTCGCTGTCGCCGGTGTCGCCTGTCTCGGGAACGGTCGGGTCCTCTGGGTCTGTCGTGCTCACGACGTGATCCTCTCTGCTGGGTTGGCTAGGCGCTCAACGCTAGTTGATCTGCCGTTGTCTGTGCGGTTACCCCAACCCTGTCTGCCAGCGTCCAGATGCGCAGCTCCGCGCCTTCGGGCTCGCCGGGTTCAGCGTAGACCTTCTCGACGGCCATCCCAACGTTGCGGCTGTCGTCGCGCCACACGATTCCGGTGAGCGCGTCCTCGGTGGAGCGGACGAGCTTCGTCACGTCCGGCATCACCGCCGGGTACCTGGGGGCGGATGGCAGCACTCGGCCTCGGTTGCGTCCCTGGCCGTAGTGTCCAGGCCCGCGTTTGCGGATGATCGTCAGTTCGACGTACAGCGCGCCGTCGAGCAGGTCGCGACCGTCCATCGCTTCGTTCCCGGCCTGGGCGACAGCGGAGCGCCAGTGCTTGCCCGCGTCACCGGACTGGTCGCGGACGAACGTCTTGATCTTGCCGGTCGAGTCGGTCACGGGGATTTTCGTGCCGTTCGGCCCGGCGCGGTAGATCACGCCGGTGTCTTTGCTGCCGCCGGGGGCCGCGCGGCCGAGGACGCGGAACTCGATGTCAGGCGGGCCGTCTGGCTTCTGGATACGCATACGACGTGAGTTTACGGACAGGCCAGGACAGCCATCCGCGATCCCAGGTTGGTATATACCAGCGTGGGCTACTCCTCGATGTCCGAGAGGAAGCCGCCGTGCTCCTCAAGCTGCGGAATCAGCTTCTCCCAGTAGTCATCCTCGGACTGCCAGCGTCGAGCGACAGCCTTGTAGTTACGTGTGACCAGCTCGCGGCGGCGTCGCGCCTGGTGCACCTCGAACTGGGCCATCGGGCAGTAGTAGCCGCCGCCGACCGCCAGCACACGGTCAGACACGTACTCGAACAGGACGCCCTGGCCGGTCGGACGCTCCTGCAACGGGTCGTCAGCCCGCACCACCTCCTTGAGTGCCGCAAACGCGGCCTGGGCGCGCATCTCGTCGTCAGCGAGAAGCTCAACCGCTTCGGGGATCAGCGACCGCAGATCGAACTCGCCTTGCCTGCTGTGAATCAGGTCGCTCAGTTGGGAGCGGACTCCCGGTGGAATCTTCATCCGTCCTCCAGTGCGTCAGCGAGCGCGGAGGCGTAGGCAGCGGCTCGCCTCAGCCGCTCAGGGGTTATCTCTCGTCCGGTCTGTGCGGCCAGCTCGGGGTCGAACAGCGCCACCGTCTGCTGGGCGCTGTCGGGATCGCTTGAGGCGTCGAAGTAGCCGAGCGCGTCGAGCACGTTTGACGTTGCGGCCCACCGTGTCTGCTTCTCTCTCGCGGTCCGTTCGTCGGCCTCAGCGAGCGCTTCCCGCAGCGACGTGCTCTCGGCGTCAACCGCCTCGGCGAGGTCCGGATAGCTTGCACGCAGCCGTCGGTGCTCAGCCGCGTCGCTCTTGTTGCGGCCTTCCCGCTTGCGCAGTTCATCATGGGCGTCGCCGAGGCTCATTTCGCCGCGCTTGACAGCCCCGGCAGCAACTGGATCGCGCTCGACCAGGGCACGTGCCTGTTGCACGTAGCGGTCGTTGATGTCGAACATCGCCGCAAGCTGAGCTTTCTTTGGATCGCTCCGCGAGCCCGTAGGAAAAAGTTCCCACGCCTCGGCTGCCGCTATCGCCTTCTGCCCGCCAGTCAGATTCCGTCGCCTAACGTTCAGCGACACGACCACTGCAAGCGGATCGTCGCCATCGACGCTCTCGTAATCCGGCTTGACCTTCGCGAGCTTGCACGCCGCCAGGCGGTTCCGACCGTCAAGCAGGTTGCCGTCGCCGTCAAGCACCAGCGGCTGGCGTAGCCCGTTGGCTTTGATGTCGTCCGCGAGCGCTTTCAGCTCTACGTCGTCCATCAGCGGGAAGAACTCTGCTACGGGATGGACTTTGCCGGTCGGTTTCACTTCAGTCACGGTGCCTCCTCGGGGGTCGGGATTCGGAGCGACAGCCTAAGGCACACGTCAGACGCTGGGGAACTGCCCTTCCAGCCAAGCACTAGTCGTGCGCTACCCTCAGTCCACCCGACCGAAGGAGAGCCGTGAGCACCGACGCATTCAAAGCGCCGAAGACAACCCGCTCGTACCGCAGCAAGAAGGTCTACGTCGAGACGCTCGACGGTCAGACGCTGCTCGTGGCCGAGGGATCGTTCTTCACCCGCAGCCCGTTCGAGCAGTGGCACGGCTGGTCCTCGAAGGGCGGCAGGCGGCAGCGTGGGCTGCGGGACCTGCTTCCGGACAGGATGCGCGATCTGCTGTTCGACCTCCGGCGGGTCGAGGCTCTGATCGACGCGGGCGTCACGTACAAGAGTTACGACGGCGAGATCACGAAGCTGATCGACACCTACGACGAGGAGCAGCTCCAGGAGGACCTCGAATCCTTGCGCGATTCGATCAACGAGACGCTGAACACGTGGAGTCTGCGTCGGCCGCTGAAGCGCCGGGTAGAACTGATGCGGGAGGTCACAGTCGAGCGTGGCGCGACACCGGACGAGGCTGCTGCTGCGAAGGCAGCAATCGAGCGGCTTCAGAAGCGGTTGGATAACGAGTCGTAGCCCCCGTCTGGTGCTATCCTGTGGGGTCACCCGACCAGGAGAGCATCCCATGAGCAACAGTCGCCGCCGCAGGCGGAAGAACCCCCTCGGCGAACTTGGACGAATCCCGGACATCGCTCCGTATCACGCTTGCATCCGGTGCATGAAGGGGGACGTGGAACGTGGGTTCATCGTCAAGGGGGACGTGGAGTTCACGGCGGCAGCGATCCACGTGTACGCGGGGCTCGACAGCGTGGACGAGACGCTGGGGATCGCCCGGTTGATCTTCGAGGAGCACGGCACGGACCCGGCTGATCGAACGTCGGTGTCGTTCATCCGGCTGTGCCGTGGGTGTGCTCGCGCGACCGGCGCGCAGGTCCACTCAGTCGCGGCGCTCGATCAAGGCGGCGCGTTCTCGGGGTTGCTTCAAGACGACGAGTGATCGTCGGCGAGCTTCGGCGGCGCGTCGCGGAACACGTCTGTCCAGTCGCCCCCGTCGGGTTTGGCTTGGACGTACAGCGCTCCGTGTTTGATTCCGACTTGGACGAGTCCGGGTTCGGTTTTGCGTAGGGCTGCTGCGAGCTTGAGCGCTTGGCTGTGGCTGATCAGTAGTGGCATTGGTTCTCCTCGGTCTGTTGGAGGTATCCCCCGTCTTCCGCCGCAGATGGTCGCTTGGCGTGCGTGTGGAGTCAATGGGGGCAGGCTCCCCCTCTGACGGATCTCAATACACGCAGGTCGAAGCGTGCGTTCTGCTTGTTGCGTCGTCGGTCAGCGTCTCGACGGCGGGCTCGGGGGGTTTGCGCGTTGCCGTCGCGCGTAGCTCATGGCGTGTGCGTCCTGCGTTTGCGTTCCGACCGCAGGACGCGTTAGTCTCGCGTCACCTCCTTGCTTTCCAGAGGTGGTGGGTAGGGAGCATCTCTCGCGTGACCCAGGCGTGTGTTAGAGAGCACACCTGGGTCACGCTTCTGTCTGGTCGAACATCGAGACGGGAAGCTGATACGCCCTAGCCATCAGCCCCTCCTCGCCGTTGTGCGTCACGCCGGGGATCAGCTCAAGCTGCGACCGGATCGTGCGGATCTTCGGAGCCTTGTCCGCAGGCCACATGTCCTGAAGCTCGTATGCCGTCAACGCCCGGTCCGCCTGCTTCAGCAGCGCGTGGATCACGTCGCGGGCGTTCAGCCGCTTGGGTTTCTGCGCGCGGCGGAACCCCGTCAGGCGGTCGAACATCAGCCCCCACTTCCCGTTCAGCGGCATCGTGTCCGCGACCTCGCCGTCACGATCCTTCCACAGGTGGAACATCGAGTACGAGCCGTCCTCGGCCGTCATCGGGCGCTCCAGCCCGAGCAGGATCTCCGCGCCCCACTGGTAGGCGGAGGAGCCGAACAGGTCGTGCGGGGACAGCGCGGCGCGGGCGGCGGGTTTGCGGCAGTGCATCGGCAGCATCAGCGCGAACCCGTAGCGCTCCCGCCAGTCATCGAACCGGCGCATCAGCTCGGTCGCGGCCTGCGTGTCGTTCGGATCGCCACGGTGCAGTTTGTAAAGCGGGTCGGCGAGCACGATGTCGTAGCGGCCCTCCACGAACGTCTTCTCCATGAAGTCGATGGCGTCCTTGTCGGAGTCGAGCGCGAGCCCGTCCGGGACGCGGAGGTACTTGACGTTGGTGTTGCCTTCTAGTCCCACCTCGCGCAGCACCCGTTTGACGCTCTTGGTGCCCTGCTCCACGTCCACGATCAGGGCTCTGAGCCCGCCCTTGCCGTGCCAGTGCGGGTCGAGGAAGTCCTCGCCCTTGACCGCCGAGGCAACCATGTGCATCGTCAACGTCGTCTTGCCGTGCCCCGTGTGTCCGCCGACCACGATCCGGTACCCCCGGTAGATCAACGGGCCGAGCAGATACCCCTCCACGTCAGGGTCTGGTAGGGCCATCACCTCAGGCGCGCTCAGGACTCGAAGACGCTCCTTGGACACTTCTCCGGCGGGGCGCAGCTCCCCGAGCTTCAGCCCAGCTTTGACGTGGTCGGTCACGTCCTTGCCGACGGCGGGCTGGAGCATCGTGACGTGCGCACCGGCAGCTTCGAGGCTGGCCTTGACCTGCTCGGCGTGCTCCTGGCCGTGGCGCTTCCCGGTCTTGGGGTCCTCCGGGTCCATGTCCTGGATCACGGCGACCTTCGCTCCCTTGAAGATCACCGAGTAGCTGTCGCGCCACTTGCCCGCACCGCCGGGGCACGTCGTCGCGACCTGGCCCTTGGCTTCGAGGGTGTGCACATCACGTTCGCCCTCCACGACCACTACGCCCTTCCCGGCGTTCAGCGCTTCGAGCACCGCCGGTAGCCGGTAGATCACGCGGCGCACATCACCGAGCGTCCACTCCCACCCGCCACGTCCGTCCGGGCGGCGTTGGCGGAACCCCTTCGGGAGCGTCCGTTCGACTTGGAACAGCAGGTTGCCGTGCTCGTCGGTGTAGTCGTAGCGCTCGATCACCTCGCGCTTGGTCGGCGGGCTCTCTTTGTCGGGGTCGGGCTCGAACAGGGCGGTCAGTTCGATGTGCAGCGCGACGGCGATCTCATCGAGCGTGCACCCGGCGTGGCAGAACACGAGCGCGCGGCCGTCGGACCCTTCGCCGAGGTGGAAGCTGGGGTTGCGATCCTCGTGGGCTGGGCACAGCGCATCCCAGCCGCGCTGCTCGTTGCCGCGAGGGTTCAGGTCAAGCGCCCACAGGTGGGCGAGCACGCGGTCAACGGCTTTACTGGGCATGGCTGGGCCTCTCAGGTCGAGCGAGGGTTTGAGGCGCAGCCCTCCTCCCGCGAGCACACGTCATGTGCTCTGAGGCTTGCGATGTTCGGACCCTACTGCGCATCGCGTCGCCACGCAATCGAAAGTTCCCGCTCTTTGCGGAGAGTTCTATTCGACCGGTTCGGCGGACAGCACCAGTGCGTGATGCCGTCGTTCTGTGCCTACGCGGAACCCCCGGTCCTTGATCGGCGGGAACGCGATGTACTCGACCTCGATCTCCAACACGACCCTCACGCGGTCGCCTTCGTGGAACTGGCCGTCAACGGACAGCGACGGGACGGTCCCGAGCTTCAGTGTCGAGAGCGCCAGGTTGTACTCGGAGCCAAGATCGAAGGTCAGTTGCTCCTGGCTGCCTGGAAGCGCCACGCCGGGGACGACGTTCATGTCCTCGATTGACACGAACTCCTGTTCGGGCTCCGGCTGAGGGTCGTCTGCTGGTTTCTTGCCGTTCTTCGTCGCCATCGCTAGCTCCAGGCTCGTTGGTGGATGTAGGCACCCCTGCGGGGTAGTAGCGGGCGATCCACCAGTCGAGGTCCAGCTCGTTGATGAACTGCCAGTTCTCGGCAGTCAGCTTGGTGCGCGGGACCCGCCGGAACGCGCTCGTGTGGCGCGAGTGGCATAGCTCACAGAGAGCGATACCGGAGCGTGGGTCCCAGATCAACGATTTGACGTTCAGTCCGCGATCCCTAGCGACTCGGCGCAAGCGTTCGCGGCTGATGACATGGTGACCTTGCTTGGCTCGTCTGGAGCCGCATACGGCGCAGGGTCGTGCCGGGCGACCAACCACCCTTCGATGCCACTCGTGTGCGCTTAGCGTGCCGCTCACGCGCTCTGGAGGGGCGTATCGGAGGAGATGATCGGTCGGGACATTCCCGCACCATACGCTGATCTTCGGCGCGTGCGGGAAACGAGTTTGCGATGCTGTCCGAGCACGGTGGGATCATTGTCTGACCGACCGAGGATGACTGTGCAGACCCCTTATCCGAAGGCGCTGGAAGCCTTCCCGACCGTCCGTCAATCGCTGCTTTCGCGGTTTGACGAGTGTGCGCTGGCGTGCCACTTCGACCTGCTGTACCGCAAGAGCTTCTCGGACGCGGCGTCGGGCCGGGGGATCATCTGGCACCGCGCGGCGGCGAAGATGCTGCGGGAGATGGCGGCGCACGGCGAGGACACCATCGAGGTGGATGTCGCGCTCGCGATTTTGTTGGAGACGCTGCGTCAGGATGACGTGCCGCTGGA